CGACATCAAGCACCGGTACAACGTGTTACGTGAAGTAATAGTAGAGTCTAGTAAGAAAGTCATAGTGTTCGTACCGTTCAAACACACCATAGCCATACTCACTGACAAGCTACGTGGGGACAACATAAACACTGAAGTCATCAGCGGTAGCGTACCAGCAGCCAAACGCACTGAGATATTCAGAGCATTCCAAGAAGACAAGGACGGTATACAGGTGCTGGTTATCCAGCCACAGGCTGCGGCACACGGGGTAACACTCACTGCTGCAAATACTATTGTGTGGTGGGGGCCAACCAGTTCAGTAGAGACTTATGCACAGGCCAACGCCCGAATACACAGAGCCGGTCAAGACCACAAGTGTACGGTTGTTCAGCTACAAGGATCTGATGTAGAACGTCATGTATACGCACTACTAGATAACAAATTAGACTCACACACAAAAATTATTGATTTATACAAGGAACTACTTGCATAAGGCACTATGCACCCTTATATTACCTTTCTCGGCAATGAAGAGGTAAGGACATGGCTGATGCGGTAGAAGTGAGTGGCGTACCCCTAGCTAAGATGACTAAGGTTTACTTAAAGATCAAGGCAGAACGGGATAGGTTATCCGCTGAATACAAGGAAGCTGACGACAAGTTAGTCAAGCAGCAAGACAAAATAAAGAGCACGCTACTGGGCTACTTGAAAGAGAACGACATCAAAAGTGTCAAGACGGATGCTGGTACGTTTTACCGTACGGTGAAGCAGAAGTATTGGACTAGCGATTGGGAGAACATGCACAAGTTTATTCTTGAACATGAAGTACCAGAGTTCTTGGACAAACGACTCAACCAGAAGAATGTACGGGAGTTCCTAGAAGAGAACCCAGACCTTCTTCCGAAGGGGCTAAACGTAGACGCAGAGTTCGCGCTAACAATAAGGAAGGGTAAGTAATGGAGCAATTAGTCCCCATTGAAGATGTCGCAAAGTATTTTAGTGTGTCATTATCCACGACCCGTAAATGGGTACGGGATGGTGTTATACCCTCAGATACTTATGTGAAGGTCGGCAAAACGCAGAGATTTGCGTTAGCCAAGGTGTCTGAAGCTCTAATGGCAGGTGTTACAAACGCCCAGCCGGTGCAGCCAGAAGACATTGCAGCAGAGTTTGACCCTGACGAAGACGCATAGTGCGCCGAGTCAGTATACAGGGTAGTAAGTTCTCTGGACTGGAAGGCCAAGAAGCCGGTAGTGACTGTAGATCTATAGACGTAGTGATAGTTAATGCAGCGGAAGTATCTCGCTCGTATTACAAAGGTGACTACGATGCTAAAGCTAAACAGCTACCAACCTGTTGGTCTGCTAATACCCAGATACCTGCCCCTGAAGTACCCGAAGATCAGAGACAGAGTGGGCGTTGTATGGACTGCACTCAAAATATCAGAGGGTCAGGTAGTGGAAGTGGGAGGGCTTGTACGTTTCACCAGCGTTTAGCGGTTGTTGAAGAGCACGCGCTGGATACGGTGTACCAGCTACAAGTACCTGCCTCATCCATTTTCGGTAAGGAGCGAGGGCGCGGCACTATGCCGTTACAAGCCTACGCTAAGTTTTTGAGTGGGCATGGAACTCCCTCATTAGCTGTTGTGACGAGGATAAGTTTTGACGAGGGGAGTCCTGTACCAAAACTGTTCTTTTATCCGCAGCGTCCGTTAGAAGAAAATGAGCTTGAGAAGGTTCGGTTTATGGTAGATCACGATGACACGTTAGGGGCTATTGCATTCAGCATAGACCCACGCATGTCCACTAGGGGTTCACCGTTCGCTGAAGCTGAAGGGTTCGATATAAATAGTCTAGGTTAAGGAGACCAACAATGACTGATCCAGTAAGTTTTTTTGTAGTTCAAGATGTGATTGCGATGTACCCACGTATTGACCGTACATACAAGTTTGATAACGCAGCGAACCGTAGTATGCCCTGTGACCCGTTAGATGACGGTGCAGCATACGAGATGTCGTTCAAGATGCCCGAAGCTAAGGCCAAGGAATTATTTAAGGCAATGAAGGCGTTTTACGATTTCAAGAAAGAGAAAAGCTGGCCTGATAAGTTTCCGCTACCTTTCAAGAAAGGTGATGACGGTATGTACATCGGTAAGTGTAAGTTGAAAGGTGCCTACGGTACTGATAAGACTCGCAAGCCACAGCAGTTCGACGCTAAAAACAACGAACTAGACGCTGACTTCAAGTTGACCAGTGGCAGCACAGTCAATATAGCCGTGACCTTCGTGCCTTACAGCATGAGAGACAACGGGGTTAGCTTACGTATCAACGGCGTTCAAGTAACCAAGTACGAGCCAATGACCGCTTCTTCTCCGTTTGGAGTTGTAGAAGGTGGGTTTGAGATGGCTGCACAAAACGCAAGTCCGTTTGCCGATACCACTACCAGCACCAGTGTTGATTTAGTAGAGGACGATTCGGATGACATATTTGGTGATGAGCCAGATACCTCTGTAGTAGAGGAACCTAAGAAGGTCGTTAAGAAGTCCGCGCCTGCACCCAAAGACGACGACGATCTGAGTTCAGTTATTGAAGACTGGGATGACTAGTCCTAAATAACTACTCCAGTATGGCTAGGTAATACCGAAGAGGGTGCGCCGACACCCCTGCCATGCTGTCTCTCGGCAATAGGTGCAGAACATGAATACAAGAGAATTTTTGCGGTGGGTGTTACCCACTGAGGGGGTATACGTTGCCCTACAATATAATTTAACGTCTAGCGGGGTACGGCAAACATACTTCGACTCGGTAGATGATCTAGCAGAAGCCACCGAATACTACGACAGTATGGGGCAAGATGTGTACTTTGCTATGAGTAACTTCAGGAAGAAGGAGACTCGTAAAGGCGAAGATGCCAAGCATATTAAATCGTTCTTTTTAGATTTAGATGTTGGCGAAGATAAGGTAGCTGAACGTAAAGGCTTTGCTACACAAGATGACGCACTACGTAGGTTAGAAGAGTTCCGCGTATCGTTAGAACTACCAGAACCTCTTATAGTTAACTCAGGGCGTGGTATACATGTCTACTGGGGGCTATCAGAGTCCATACCAGTAGAGCAGTGGAAGGTAGTAGCTGACCAGTTTAAGGCTAAGTGCAGAGAGTTTGGGCTTGAGATAGATCCCGCAGTACCTGCTGATATGGCACGAGTCCTTCGTGTAGTAGGCACGCACAATTACAAACCTGAAACCCCCGCACCAGTAGAAGTCATAGGTGACGTACCCGCTGAAGTTAACTTTGACTTCTTTGCCAGTAAGCTGGGTATGGACACGATACCAGTTCCCAAGAAGTACACACCTGCGGACGGGCCAAGTGACCTACGCGAAGCACTACTGAAAAATATCAAGTACAGCTTCAAAGACATACTTATCAAGAGCCAGAGTGGTAAGGGCTGTAAACAGTTAGGCAGAATAGTAAATGGGCAAGCTGAAGCCTCAGAGCCTATGTGGAGAGCAGGGTTGTCTATCGCTAAGTTCTGCGAAGACAGTGAAAAAGCCGCACGTAAGATCTCTGAGAAGCACGCCGAATACACCCCAGAGCTTACGCTCAAGAAACTAGACCTAATCAAAGGCCCGTACCGTTGCACTACATTCGACGAGAACGAGGCTGGCATATGTATGGACTGCCCTAACTGGGGCAAGATCAAATCACCGATTGCTCTGGGGCGTAAGATACCCGAAGCCGAAGTGAACGAAGATGGTACATATGCTATCGAAGAGGGTTTTGATGAACTAGAAACAGTTGAAGGCACGCTGCTGCTCGCTAGTGGTAGCAAAGAACTTTCCCCAGAACACGTTATACCTGTCTACCCGCGTCCTTACTTTCGAGGGGTCAACGGTGGTGTGTACGTTAGGCATGTGAGTGTCGATGGGGAAGTTGATGAACATGTCATCTACCACCATGACGTATATGTAACGCAGCGGATAGTAGATATAGAAGAAGGTGAGTCCGTAGTTTGTAGGATACACCTACCGAAAGACGGCGTGCGTGAGTTTGTAGTACCTCTTACGGCAATAACTTCACGAGAAGAATTCAGGAAAAAAATGGCGATACATGGTGTCGCTCTCCCACAAATAAACGATTTGATGCAATATATGATTACTTGGGTAAACGAATTACAAGCAACCTCTACAGCAGCTACGGCACGTCGCCAGTTCGGTTGGGTAGACGAGAACATGGATGCCTTTGTTATAGGGGACAAAGAGATACACGCAGATCGTGTTGAACATAACCCACCGTCTACACCTACTGCCGCACTAATTCCATACCTCAAGCCGAAAGGTACGTTGGAGGCGTGGAAAGAGATGGCTAATTTCTACAACACGCGGCCCGAACTTGTGATGCACCAGTACGTTGTATGTACAGCGTTCGGCTCTCCGCTAATGAGCTTCTTACCTCAGAATGCTTGCGCGTTACACATACACAGTCCACTTAGCGGGTGCGGTAAAACAGCGGCTATACGGGTAGCGGGTTCGGTGTGGGGTGCTGAGAAAGGTATGTTGATAACTGAAGAGGATACTGACGCGACAAAGTTTAATCGCGCAGAGGTGTTGCACAGTCTACCGTTTTACATAGATGAGATGACTAACGCGGAGGGTAAACAGCTAAGTAAGTTGGCGTATCAAATATCCTCTGGTGAGCAGCGTGGGCGTATGGCTGGTGGGGCTAATCTTGAGCGTGCTCGTGGTGAATCGTGGCACCTCTCATGTGTAACTACAGGTAACGCCAGTGTCATTGAGCGTATCGCAGCAACCAAGCAAGCGCCGAAAGCAGAGGCACAAAGGATGCTAGAGTGGAGGGCGCAACGAGTATTTGGCAGCACTGAGGAGAAGAAGGGTACCGATGTGTTTGATATAGCTATAAAGGAGAACTATGGGCACGCGGGGCCAATCTACATTCAATACGTTATGCAGAACCTTGAAGCAGTTAAGAAGCTAGTGCTTGAGAACCAGCGGCTAATAGATGAAGCGGCGGGGCTTACAGCGGAGAACCGCTTTTGGTCAGCCGGTGCAGCTACCACAATAACTGGTGCATATATTGCTCAACAGCTAGGACTAATTGACTACGATCTTGAAGCGTTGTTTGCGTGGGCTGTTAAGTTACTCAAGACAAACCTACAGTCGGTAAGTGATATGGGTATGTCTGTAGAGCAAACATTGAACGACTACATAGCGGAAAACTTTAACAATATCTTAATGCTCAAGAGTACAGATGACCTACGTAAGTTGGTGGGGGAGCCTAGTAATGGGTTGGATTCACTTGTTGTACCGGATGCGCTACCACGGGGTAAGCTGATAGCACGTTACGAGACTGACATTCAGAAAGCATATTTATTACCTAAACCCTTGAAGTCTTGGTGTGCAACACAGCAGATAAACTATGGTGCATTCATGGAGGATCTGAAGACTAAGTTAGGTGCGAAACGGGGTAAGGTTCGGTTGGGTAAAGGTACGCACCTAAACCTACCACCAAGCGATGTTATTATAGTTAACTGCCGGTTGTTTACTGACGATCACGTAGATAGTGGGGGGAGGGACTAATGAGTAGTAAGTTTTTAGATGCTATAAGAGCACAAGGTAGAGCACTGGAAGTGGGGTTGGAGAGAGGTAAACGTGCGTATGCAGACGAACCGAACATAACACCAATACCCCGTGTAGAGCGCGGCAAATTCAAACGTAGTATACCCGACGAGGAAATTATGAAGGTGTTAGAGGCTCAGAAGCGTGGTATGGGTAGGGCCAAGATAGCCAAAGAAACAGGAATGAAACCCGCTGCGGTGTACAACATAACTCGTAGATACGAGCTAAAACGCGGTGGTGGATTCAGGGTATTAGGTAAAGGTGAATGACACCGTACTCAAACTGCACGATATAAACCCTGATGGGCTACGTATCGTTGTGGATTGGGGTGCTATGGTGGTGGGTAGTTCTATATTTATCCCCTGCGTCAATACAACCGAGGCTATACAACAGGTTAAGAAGATATGTGTAGCCGGTATGGGTTGGGATATTGAGGCAAGAACAGTAGTCGAAACACCTTATTTGGGTGTACGTGTTTGGCGTATTTTATGAACGTTTATGGGCGTTTATGGGCGTTTATGGAACTCTATGAAACTATTGGACAACATAGGACTGTATGATACTATCCGCTGAGATAAGGTCATCGGTCTCCTCCCAGTGAAGTCTTATCTGCCTTCGCCCCCTACCGTGTTGTCCCCTCTACGCGGTAGGGGGTTTCTTTTATAAGAACCCTACGTCATCTACCGCACTCTTCATGTAAGGAGATAACAGCACACCATTGTGCATCTTGGTGGTGGTTGACATATGCCTACGCATAGATCTCTCTATAGTGTCTGGAGTTATAACTAGCTTGGGATCTATGTATGTGATCTCTTCCTCGTTAAACTCATCCATCTCATCTCGCACCGCATCGGCTGCATCAAAATCACCGAACCTTGTAGCTATGTAGTAACGTTTCAGTAGTTTCTGACGTTTGCTACGTGCAGCAGACTCCATACCTTTTGCAGCGGATGTCTCTTCTATCTCACGGGTGTAGCCAACGGGTGGGAACCCTAGTACCTGCGTGAGCATGTCACCGCCAGTAATATCATCGTAGATAGGGTCGCCACGGCGAGTCAAGATACCTTCATCTCTTGGGTATCTGTAAAGACCTTTATAGGCGTTACGTATAGCACCCGGCATCATAGACTCTATACCTCGTTCTACCTCACCATCCATTATTTCGCCAAACCCTTCTATAGCTCTGGAGGCCACACTCCATGCGGGACCACCGAAGTAATGCCCAACCGCCTCTTCTGGAGATGGGTCACTGTTAAACCTATCAGCCTCAAATAGCAGGTCAGTAAGTTTAACTCGCTGCGATACGTCTAGGCCCGTCATTTCAGATAGTAGTCCTTTGTAAAGAACATCGTTATCTAGGTAGCTACGTAGCGCCTCGTCTGCGTCTTCTTCATAATCTTCTTGGAGCATGTCATACAGCATGGATACTGCACCATAC